ACAAAAAAAACATTAAATTATTTAAAACAAACAGATATTGACATGTCAAAAGTAGATATATTTTTAAGTAATCCTGACGAAGAACAAGCATATCGTAATAATTTAAAGGATTATCCTGTAAATATTATAGTAAGCAACACAAACCATGTTAATACCCAACGTAATTTTATAATAGATTACTACCAAGAAAATGAACTCATACTTGGCATTGATGATGACATAGATTTAGTAGCCATGAAAGTTGATGATAAAAATACAATACAATTAAATAGTTTGACTGATTTTGTTGAACAAGCATTTACAATATCACTTGATAAAAATTTTGATATGTGGGGAGTCAATCCTGTAATAAATCCTTATTTTATGAAAAATAATGTAACATTTAATTTAAAATATATTGTTGCTTGTTTTTATGGTTGGCGAAATAATCATCACGAAAAAGCATACGTATCAACAAATCCAGAGTATGGTAAAGAAGATTTTGAAAGATCAATAAGATATTACATAGCTGATGGTGGTGTAACTAGATTTAATTATGTTGCGCCGAAAACAAAATATTACTCGGAAAAAGGTGGCATACAAAATTATAGAACTGTAGAATATGAAGAAATAGCAGTAAAATGGTTGTTAGAAACTTTTCCCATGTATTGCAAACGTAATACAAAATCAAAAAGTAAATATCCAGAAGTAAGGTTGATTGACCAAAGGAGGAAAAAAAGGTAAAAAGTCAAAATTAACATAAAAATACCTATACTCAGGGGAAAGAGGATTATATGGATACAGAAAAAAAAGTTGGGCGACCTAAAAAAAACATCCCATATTCGTTGGAAGATATAGAAAAATTAGCCACAATGCAGTGTACTCGAGAAGAGATTGCAAATTTTTGTGGTGTTTCAGTAAGCACTTTAAAACGTAATTTTGACCCCCCTATAAAAAAGGGCTGGGACAAGGGCAAAAGGTCATTGAGAAGAGCCATGTTTGATAAAGCTATGCGTGGTAATACTACTATGTTGATATGGTTATCAAAAAATTATCTTGGCATGAAAGATAAAGTTGAAACATCAGAGGAAAGCGAACCATTACCATGGAACCCAGATTTAACATAGATGCCATATACCAAGCCACAGGCACAAGTTATAAATGATAAATCAAGATTTAGAATATTAATTAGTGGCAGAAGATTTGGTAAAACATTTTTAGCAATCAATGAACTAGCAAGATTTGCTAGATTCCCAAGTAAAAAAGTATGGTATGTAGCTCCTACTTATAGACAAGCAAAATCAATATGTTGGACTGAACTTGTACAAAGATTAAGAGCTCATAATTGGATTGAAGATATAAATAACTCTGATCTTACAGTTACATTACGTAATCATTCAAGGATATCGTTGCGTGGAGCTGATAACGAAAACAGTTTACGTGGAGTTGGACTTGATTTTTTAGTGATGGACGAGTTCAGCGACATTAACCCTGTAGCATGGTATGAAGTACTCAGACCAACTTTAAGTGATACGCAAGGACATGCACTGTTTTGTGGCACTCCACGTGGATTCGGTAATTGGTCTTATGATTTATATACAAAAGGATTATCAGATAAAGAATGGAAAAGTTTTAAATTTACAACATTAGAGGGTATGCAAGTTCCCCCAGAAGAGATTGAACAAGCTAAAGACGATTTAGATGAAAGAACTTTTCAACAAGAATATCTTGCATCTTTCGTAAATTATTCTGGAATGATTTATTATAATTTTGATAGAAGTAAAAATTTAATTGATAATTATAAAAAAAAAATATTAACATTGCATATTGGATTAGATTTCAATGTTGATCCAATGTGTGCAGTAGTTTGCGTTATAGAAAAAGATAAGATATATGTTATAGATGAAATACAAATATGGTCATCAAATACAAATGAAATGGTTGATGAAATAAAACAAAGGTATAAAAAAAATATTGTGATTTATCCTGATCCTAGTGCTAGACAAAGAAAAACTTCTGCTGGTGGTATGACTGATTTAGCAATTTTAAAAAATGCTGGTTTTGAAGTTAAATGTAAAAACTCTGCACCATTAGTAAGAGATCGTATAAATTCTGTGAATGCTAAATTAAAAAATGCAAAAGGACAGCATAGTTTGTTTATTTTAAATTCTTGTAAAAATGTGATAAAAAGCATAGAAAGACAAATATACAAAGAGGGAACACATGTGCCTGACAAAGATAGTGGTTACGACCATTTTAACGATGCGTTGGGATATATGCTAGAGTATAATTTTCCTTTACGTAGGGATTTTAAACCTAACCCTCCTACAAGGTGGAGTTGATGGACAGTAAGGCATTAAAAACAAAACACCCATTATGGCATGCCAACATTGCTAATTGGGAATTTTATATACGTAGCTACTTGGGTGGCAACGATTACAGAAACGGATATTATTTACATAGATATATTTTAGAAACACCAGAAGAATACGATCAAAGGATTAGACATACACCTGTTGACAATCATTGTAAAAACGTAGTGCAAATTTATACAAGTTTTTTATGGCGAGTTCCTCCGACAAGAGATTATGGTTCATTAGATGGCGAACAACAATTAGAATCATTCTTAGCTGATGCAGATTTAGATGGTAGATCATTTGATACTGTGATGAGAGAAGTTCAAATGAATGCAAGTATTTATGGTAATTGTTGGGTAGTCATTGATAAACCACAAACAAATTTAAAAACAAGAGCAGAAGAATTATCACAAGATATAAGACCATACATGTCAATCTATACTCCAGAAAATGTAATCAATTGGAACTATCGTAGAGCATCAAGCGGAAGATTTTATTTAGATTACTTAGCTATAGTTGAGGACATAAATACTGAAAGAGCAATCGTCAAAGTTTTTACAGAAGAATTTATATCAACATACGAAATACAAGATTTTGAAAAAGAGTATGCAGAGGGCGAAACAAGATTACTTGAAGAGATACCAAATCCTTTGCGTAAGATTCCAGCAGTTAATGTTTATAATTTACGAGGAGCGAAAAGACCTATCGGCATAAGTGATTTAGCAGATGTTGCATATTTGCAACAATCTATTTACAATGACTATTCTGAAAAAGAACAATTAATTAGATTAGCCAATCACCCAAGTTTAGTTAAAACTCCAAACGTAGAAGCAAGTGCTGGTGCTGGTAGTGTTATCGAAATGCCAGAAGATATTGAGCCTGCATTAAAACCATACATTATACAACCAAGTGGACAAAACTTAGATGGCATTATGAAATGTATTCAAAATAAAATTGATGCTATTGATAGGATAACACACATGGGTTCTGTAAGAGCTACAACAGGACAGATTGCTAGTGGTATTGCTTTACAAACAGAGTTTCAATTATTGAATGCAAGATTATCAGAAAAAGCAGATTATTTAGAAAATGCAGAAGAACACATTTGGTCGTTGTTTGCAATGTGGCAAGATAAAGAATGGGACGGACAAGTTGATTATCCAGATACATTTGACATCAGAGATTGGGCAAACGATTTACAATATTTACAAATGGCTAAAGCTAGTGGTATAAGATCAGAAACATTTAACAAAGAGCTCGATAAACAGATTGCAGAAGCAGTGATTGATGACAATGAGGCTATTAAAACAATTAATGATGAGATTGATAGCACCAGAACTACTAGAGGACAATTTACGACAACTGAAGTTGAAGGACAAACACCGAATGGCGAAACGGAAGAAACGAGTTAAAAAAGATAAAAAAACTAAAATACCATCAAAGTATTTAGAGGGATTATCTGGATCAAAAAGAAAATCAAGAGCATCATTGTTGACTAGGATGTCATCAATTTATAGAAGTGGTGGTCGTATTCCAATGAGCTTGTTAAAACGTAGGACAAAAATATAATGGCTAGAAAATTTAGAAAACCATTATCAGCAAGTACTGTTAGAACATTAAAAGCAAAAGCAAAAAAATCAAAGTTATTTAATTTTGCAGATTTGAAGGCATCGTATCGCAGAGGGCAAGGTGCATTTTTGAGCAGTGGTTCACGACCAAGAATAGGTATGGCTCAATGGTCTATGGCTAGAGTAAATAAATTAATCAGCAGAGGCAGATCAGGAACTTTCGACAAAGATATTATTTTAAGAGCATCAAAACGTAAAAGAAGAAGAAAATAATGGCAAAGTACCAAGGCAGATCAGTAAAACTTGGCAAACCATTTCGTACTCCGGGACAATCAAAAAAGTTTGCAGTATTTGTACGAGATAGAAAAACTAAGAATGTAAAAAAAGTAAGATTCGGCGATCCTGGTATGAAAATAAAATCTAACATACCCTCAAGGAAACGTAGCTTTATGGCAAGAATGGGTGGAGTCTTAAAAAAAGTAAGAGGGCAAAAAACTTTGAGTCCTGCGTATTGGAGTTTATTTGCTTGGCGAAATAAAATTAGATGAGCCGAATATTAGATCAACTTGCTGATCAACATGAAGAACGAATAATAAATACACTTTATCGTTTAGAAGATGATATAATTCGTCAAGTTACACAAGCAACAGGTGGCAATCTTGATGTAGAAACAAGATTAGCAATACAATTACAACCACAACTAAGAGCTACCATAGAAAATGTTTTTTTAGAAGAAGCAGATTTGATAATCAATGAAGAATATAATAAAATCGCAAAAGAAGTATTAGATACATTCGGCGAAATGCCTATACCTGATAGATTTAAAAATTTAACGCAAGTTGATTTAGCAACAATCAATGCATTAAAAACACAGGCATTCCAAGGTTTTGAAGATATTGCTGAGAGATTTTTAAAAGTTATCAATGATGAAGTCTATCAAAGTATTATAGCTGGACGACCATTTGATGATATGGTTGCAAACATTAGAGCTCACATTAATGGTGTTTATCAGAAGTCAAACATTACAGAAATTAATAATCTTGTTGATTTTATTAATGAAAATAAATTTAATGCAAAAATGAAACTTGAAGTTGAGGAAGCAATCAGAAAACTACACACTCAATATGCGGCTGACAGATCAGGAAATAATTTAAGAAGATATGCTGGTCAGATAGCTCACGATTCAGTAATGCAGTTTCATGGTCAGTTTACAGTCAAAAAGGCAAAAGATAGTGGACTCAATCATTTTAGATACACAGGCACATTAGTACGTGACTCTAGACCTTTTTGTAGAAATATGGTAAACAAAACCTTTACCGAAACAGAAGTTCGGGATATTTGGAACTCTAGATCGTGGGCTGGTAAATCTACAGGCGATCCGTTTATAGTTCGTGGTGGATATAGATGCCGACATACTTGGATTCCAACTAACCCAGAATGGAATATATAACAGGGAGAAATAAATGGCAGAAGAAAACAAAGTAGAACAAACTACGCAACCAGAAGTTTCACGTGAAACATCTGAAACAAAAACAGAAGAAACAAAAGCAGAAGTAAATGGTAATACTTTTAGCGAGGAAGATGTAAATAATATCGTCAAACAACGACTAGCAAAGGAACGAGCATCTATCTATAAAAAATTAGATGTTGATGATTTAGATACTGCTATCAACGCAGTTCGAGAAAGCCGAGAAGCAGAAGAAAAAGAAAAAATTAAAAAAGGCGAGTTTGAACAAATACTCAAAGAAAAATCAGAAGAGTATGGAAAAAAAATTAGTGGTCTTGAAAGTGAACTCAAAGATATAAAAATCAATCGAGCTTTACTTCAATCCGCTTCTAAGAATCGTGCTATTAATCCAGATCAAGTTGTTTCATTGTTGCAAACAAACATGAGATTAAATGATACAGGCAATGTTGAAATACTTGATAAAAATGGTATAACACGATATAACAACAAGGGGGAACTCTTAACTACTGACGAGTTAGTTTCTGAGTTTTTGACACAAAACCCTCACTTTGTTACTGCCTCCCCAAGTGGTAGTGGCTCAGTGTCAAATGTGGATAGGACAGAGCTCAATAAACCTTTTAATTTGAGTGATTTAGATTTGAACAATCCTGCGGATAGAAAAAAATACGCAGAGTATAGGAAGCAGAGGGATTCTCAGCCGACTAAGATTGTTCTCAACAAATAACCATTAAAGGAGTAAAAAATGGCTAATGAAACAACAAGTAGCACGATATCGGAACTATATACCGAAATCGTAGCAGAAGCATTGTTCGTAGCTAGCGAACAATCAATAATGAGAGGTCTTGTCCGAAACTACAGTATAGCTGGTGGTGGTAAATCAGTAGAAGTACCGATTTATGCAAACGTGTCAGCAGCAGCTGTAAACGAGGCAACTGATCTTTCAAACACAGCAGTCAATCCTACTTCAGTTACTATAACAGCAAGTGAAGTCGGAATCATGACTACATTAACGGACTTAGCAAGAAACTCAGCATCAAGAAATGTTGCGGCTGACATCGGAAGATTATTCGGTGAAGCTATTGCAACGAAGATTGATACAGATCTTGCGGCATTGTTCACAGGGTTCTCAACTGAAAAGGGTCCCGGAGCTGGTTCTGAATTAAC